GCAATTGTGAACGTGACATCTTGTGTCGTTCAATTACGTACTGCGCTTCATCCATGTTATTCGCATCAGGGTCAGGATAAAAGTTCCAAACAGATACATGCTGTACTTGCGGAACTGTTTTAAACATTGGGTCATAGTTACCTTCATCATCCCAATTAGGATACTCTTTGTCCGTAGCAAATGGACCTTTCATTACACCTGTACCAAACAGTGCCATCTCAAATGCAGAGTTACGCATATGCTTACCCGCACCAGACTCTTCTAGTTGGTCGTGTATCTTTTTCTGCATCTTCTTAGCAGCAATCATAGCAGGGCTAAATGTAATTGCTGTAGGTGTCTTACCCGGACCTTCTTTTAGCTTCTCCTGCACTGGCTCTAGTTTGTTCTGTACTACACCTAGCTTCTCCTGCAGTGACTGTGCAGTAGCACCCGGCTCCAAGTCGTTGCCATCACCAGCAAAACCGTATGGGCTAGTAGACAGCGCGGTGTCACCACGTAGCTGTTCTGGTTCCTGTGGGTCAAAGCTAACATCTTCTACCACACCTTCTGGTAACTCAGTAGGGTCTACAGATAAAGGAAAACGCTGATTAGCAAACAAGACATCTACAATCTGTCCGTAAGCTGCCAGCGTCTTTGTCTTTGTTACTTTAATAAATACGCGAGACTTCTCTGCCTCAGTAAACTGTACATCAGGTCCATATAGACCACGGTAGTTACGGTAGGCACGTAGCCAGCGGTCTTCATCCTGTTCACGATAGTCTTCTGAACGCTGGTATCTTTCGTAAATAAATGGAATGATGGATGATACATCCGCATCAACAACTACAGAATCATCTGTGTCTTCCAATGCGATTGCATCGTCTTCAATCATAATTTCTTCTTCAGCCATAGTGTTTTCCTTAATATCCGAATGTGCTGTCTGCTACACGCATACCTGTACTTGGTCTTCCCATAGGGTCATAATCAAATATACTAAATCTTGGTCTGGACATTATACCATATCTTAGGGCATCATACAAGTGGTCTTCACTATTCGTATCAATGTCTTCTGGATTTTTCTTATCAAGCGGGATGGCTGGTAACTGCGATATTGTATTTGTGCAGCTATTAAAGAATACAAGTCTAGGCTCCTCTGTAAATTCATCTACCTGCAAACGCCTATGTATTTCGTTCTTACCTGCTACACGGCTACCACGGCTTCTATCTGATGGACGCCAACGACATCCTCTTGCTATCATCGTTTCTGCAAGGCTAGGACCAGTATCACCACGTTTATGCCACAAAGAAGAATCAAGCACACCGTACTTAATAGTGCCATCACCAGCCTCTAAGTCTAGTATCATATCTGCCAAGTCTGCGGCAAGGACTTTAGAAACGTAGAGTTCTCTATATACCACAAGTTGTTCGTTAGGTGCAACAGCAAACCAAATAACACCAGACTTACTACCGTAACCGTAATCACAAGCCCTAAACTTAACCCAGTTGTGAGGAATATCAAAAGGCTCGACAACATGAATATGGCGGTCAAATTCCGTAAATGCCGCACCTTCTTTAATATCCCAATCTCCATCAAGGAGTTGTCTTCTTTGTTGTTCCGGCATGGAGAGTAGCATGGCTTCGTAGTCACCCGACTCTGCCAGATAAGGATTGTCAGATAATCTTGCTGGGATAAACCGCCGTTTAAAAAGTGGCTTTCCAGCTTTTTCATGTCCTGCTGGGTATCGCAGAATGTCTCCCGTATCCGTATCTGTTGCATCGAATGCTCTATTGTATGGTGCAGGGTCGATGAATGTTTTCTTAACCCAATGATGTCCCCGACCACCGGGGTTAGTTGTTGCTCTCATGTAGATAGGTAAGTCAGGTGCAGTGGACCGTAGACGTGAACGCATGTAATTCCAAGCGTAGGGTGTGGCCCACTGAGTCAATTCGTCAAACCCTATCCAGCTAAACGCTAGACCCTGATAACGCAATACATCATCATCCCTATCAAGATACGACATCCACAACCTTGCGCCAGATGGTGCAGTCCACTGCATTTTTCTCTCTGACCATTTGATACCCGGCCAGATTTTTGGGTACAACTCCTGCGACTTAAATACAAGTTCTCTTAGTTCTTCTGTTGTATGTCGCAGTAGCAATCCACTAAATGCAGAATGCCCCATGTAACGTAGTGGGTCAGCTAACATGGCATAAGATTTACCACCACCAGCACTACCACCATAAAGTACTTCTCGTTCTGCTGCAGCTAAGAAGTCTGTCTGTGGACCCTTATTGGGTTTAAATAAAACATTGGCTGTCTCTTCAATAGCCTGTGTTTCATATTCAATAGGCAGTATCTCAACTGTTGGCTTTGGAGCCTGTTCTTTCTTCTTGGAGGCTTTTCGCTTTGGCGATTGCCGTTTCCGCATACTCTGCCCACTTGAGGAGGCTTTTAGCTTGGTTCTTACGTCTTCGTTCATTCTGTAACCGTTTCCTTAATCCCACATGCGAGATGTATCTGCCAGTATTTGCACTCAACCAGTTTGCTACTTCACGATAACTGTATTGATTTACGTGGCTACGTGCTTTCTCTAATAGGTCTAACTCTGTTGGTATAGGGTCAAGAATGTCGGGGTCTTCATCGTTTTGTTTATAACCGAAAGGTACAGTCCTTGCAATGCGAGGTATCTGCACCCATACGTTTTCTTCTTTGATGTCTGTTGGCTGTGGTAGCTTCCACTTACCTATGCTACGTGTCATTTGTTTTTGCGGTTGTCTACTGTAGATAAAACCATACCACCCTTGCGGAAATCCTGTGGACCAGTACGAGATTTAGTAACACCACCTTTAGATAACTTTCTTTTAAATCTATCTGGAACTTCTTCTAATTTACCTTCTGGTATTTTATTTACAGGTTTTGTTTTAACTTTATCTAACTGTTCTTTAGTCATATCTAAAGACTCACCTTTTGGTATTTTATTTACAGGTTTTGTTTTAACATTATTTAATTTATCTTTATTACGCATCATATAGCGTTCTCTATGCATAGTTAAATTTTTAGAAAGTCTGTTTCCTGCTTTCCATTCTTTCATAGCTTCAGCTAATAGTTCTTCACGAGTCATTAGTCATCATCCTCTACGATTGCTTTAGGTGGCATAAGCATTACACCGCCCGATGCTTCTACTTGCATCTTCTCAGTCTTTACCAGACCAGTGCGGTCAAGCAGTTCTTTGGCTGCTGCCATCTTATCACGTATGCCTAGTTCAGTTGGGTCATACAATGCATGTGTCATAGCTATCGCAGCCTTCGGCGCGTTACGTGCCATGTACATTTGAGTTGCCTCAAGTATTTCTTCTTTAAGACCTTTAACAATTTCTGCAGTACTAGAAGTGTCAGCATATCCCGCCAGTTTCTTTGCTTGCACCATATCTCCACCTGCTTCTTCAAACAGGACGTTGAGTAGTGCTTGTTGCTTATCAGTTAATTGTCTAGCCATTAAAACTCACCATTGTGCATTGCGTTTGCTAATTTTGTACTTCTTGATTTTACCTGAATTGCCCACCTGCTGTCAAGCATTTCTTTTGCTGCATTGATAAAATCTTCATTATGGATAGCATTCCACATCTTTACGAACTTACACAGTCTTGGGACACCCATATTGAATGCCATATCCATAAGTACAAGTTGACGTACACTGTCTAGCTTGTCTACGCAAGGGTGCGCACGTACAAGTTCTTCCTCGACAATCTGCACGTCATTCTGTGCTAGATACATAGCATCTGCTTCCGTGATACCTTCAGTATGAACAATAGCCATATTAGGTATGTCCATCCATTCCAGTTCTTCTTTAGTGATGCCACGGTCTTCTAGGTTACGTCCGATACCAATAGTATCAATTCCAAGTGTATCCTGATATACCTGAAGGCGTAAACCTTCATGTGCAATTAGTTTCTGTATAAAGTCTTCTCTACGATATTTCATTTCTCATGTCCCAGCCACACCGCAAATGCACCTGTCATTGCCCCCGTGACTACACTCACCAGTGCTGACTGTTGTGTTGTCGGGTCTGGAAGAAGCATGAACCATTCCACTACTCTCCACGCTGATATTGACATCATCAGCATCATAAAGCGGGGTAGTATCTTCCACTTTAGAAATCTTTCCATTGTTAGTTCTGCCACGATTAATCCTCGCTTGTTCTTCCGTAGTTCTGTTGTGCATGTCCCACATATGGTACACTATTTCTTTCCAAAGAATTTAGTTGCGCTACGTACTCCAAAAGAAGCGGCAACGATAACTCCCAAGGAATATTGATACCATTCAGGCATTGAGTTGAGTTGCGCAAATCCGTTTGCAACTATTTCTTCCATACCCGGTATGAACGCAAGAACAAGAGGTAGACTGAACAGAATTGTAAGCCACTCATCTTTCCACGATGACTGACTACCTTTAGCCATTTCCAAATCCCAGTCAATCTCGCCAGTAGCTTTTCTTTCCATGACTGTAGCTTCTGCTTTAGCCCTTGCCACTTTTGTTGCAGCTTCTGCTTTAGTTTTTTCAACTTTTCCATCTAACCATGTCCCCGCTAAATTAGCAATTGGTCCAATCAATAAGTTCAACATTAGCCTCTCCGAAACTTTGCTGTCTTCTTTGCAATACCTTTAGGCTGTGCTACAAACTGTTTACCTGCAGCTTTACCTTTTCTCTTAGCCCTAGTTGTAGCAGAGTACTCTGCACTTGTCAAGGACTTTATTGCTTTTTCAGGTAAATATCTTTCTCCTGTTTTTGCAGAAGGTTTGCCTGATTTAGTGCGCCACTTCTGTGCTGTCCAGTTTTTCAAACTCTGCTGTGGTTTTTTCATTTTAGTTTTTCCCTAATTGACTTCAGTGTTTCCTTCAGTGTAGGTTCATCTTTTTTACGTGGATTATATACACATTGATATTCTCGTGGACAAAACTCACTAATCGTTATAGTTTCTATTGTATTGTTTGCACCTCTATACGTACAGATATACTCTGTGTATGGATTTTGTTTTACTTTAATTCTTTCATAGTCAACAAGTCTGCATGTAGTCCACTTTATTTCATCTGCCCTAGCTTGCTTAGACACAAGGAACATAACAAATGCATAGAGTAGTGCAGAAGCTAGTCCAAGCATAACAATCCATGCTACAATCTCTACAAACTTACGTCTGCGTTCTCTCTGCTTATACAGTGTTTCTTGTCTCTGTTTACGTATCTGACCTTCCATACGAACTAGGTCATCCCATTTAGACCTACCCATAGTCAGGCTAATCCACTGCTGCAATTCATACCGCTGCGCTGCTGCCTTCTCTTTATTAGCAAAAGCAGTAATGGCTTCTTCTTCAATACTTGCGCCACTAAATAGCTTCTTGAAGATAGGCGGGTTCTTGGCTTCCTTCTGCGCTTGGTCAATATCACTTAGCGCACCCATCCAGCGAGACAAGTCACCAGCCATAGACTCAATGTCACGACCTACTTGCATCCCCTTTTTGATAGCACCGAAAGCAGCCGATGCGGTAGCCATTGCGCTAATAGGGTCCATCTATGCAGCTTCTTCCGCTAGTTCTTCTACAGGGTTCTGTGCTGATACTCCCATCCACTTAGACCACTCAGCGTAGTAGTGACGCATACCCACCTCATCGTGGATTGTGCCGCCTTCGTGTCGCCCATGCAGGATGTTACGTGGCTCTGTGCCTGTACGCATTGTAGTCCCTTGACCAGCTACGCCAATCAAGTCTTCGTGTAGGTTACGACCAAACGGCCCCCAGAT